CAGCCCGCAAAATCATGAACTGCTCCTCAATCCCTAAATCCGTGAACTTTTCCGCCTTTTCTACTGCACGAATAAATCGTTCTCTTTCTTCAATCGTTAGTCCTAGCATTGACGGAGCGCTCATAACCTTTCCAATCCTTCTACTCAATTCAGGAAGCAAAGTTACACCCTCTTTCTTTATTATTTTTGAACAAAAACCTTTCCTCTATTTAACACCAGCATAAACCCTGGAGAAGGGATGTCTATTGCATCATACCCTTTATACAATGCATATCTTCCTGGATCCGCAAGAACCCGTCGGAATTTCTCCATTTCTTCCCACTTTTTAGCAGCCTCCTTTAAAAACATCTCAGCTTTATCATCATCTCCAGTCTCATGGTAAATTCTATCGGCCTCTCTCCATGCTTTTCTTCGTAGGGCCCGTTCTTCCTCCTGTAGAGCTGTAAACTCTGCCTTCTGCATCTCTATAAGGGCATCATACGATATTATTTTTGCATCTTTTTTTAAGGCCATACGCAATATATTTTTTTCCACCCCATCTGCAAATTGTTTGGCAACTTCCATCCTATCCTCCCCATATGCCGTATATGTTCCATTTCCATAGACCCCTTTTCCTGCAAAATATTCTCCAGTCTTAAATTGCTCTACATACTTTTCAGCTTTTCCTTCACGCCCTGCAATACCACGGAGAAGCTCTCTATTTCCTTGTTGAATGTAAGCGTCCATCTCTTCCTTACTCAATAATGTGGGCTTTTTATCGAACCCGACCTCCTTCGCCATATCCTGCAAAACAATATCCCCATGTGAAGCATTCAGCTGCTGAGATAAATAATCAGGATCATGCATTGCCCTTTCCAAAGTTTTCTTTGGTACAGATGGAAAAGACGGCGTTGTTTCTTCTTCTTCTGATGGCTTAGCAAATGTCCTTTGCCAATATTCCTGCAATTCGGGATCACTATCTGGATTGTCCCTGAACCTCTCTAACCTTTGCACAAATGCATTTGGGTCTTCCACTACCTCTGTAAAAAAGCACAAACAATTCGGATGCGCAGGCATTGGTGGAGCATCCTCTACTCGGTAAACACCTGGCCCAAACCCTTGGTCGGCATATGCTAACTCATCACAAATATCGTATTCTGGGTGTTCTGAACTTAATACCCACTTCACACCTCTACATGCAGGGTTATATGTCGCACTCTTTAATGTGGCATCACCATGAGCCGCTGATAACTCTGTCCTAACCAGACGCAACGACTCATAATTTAAGTCTTTCGGTAACCTCCTGCCCATGCGTTTCATCATATTAGGGTAGTCCTTTACTAATGTCCCTGAACCTTCTTTAACATACTTTGTCAATGCTCTTGCTATATCCACAGGGTCCATGTTTTCTGCTATCCCTGCTGTTAATATCCTCCCTATCGCCTCTGTGGTATCACCAGTTATATTCCAAATCCTATCGCTTAAATATAAACCACCAACCCTGCGATTCCACATTGCCTTGATAACATCTTCTTGCACTGAACCAAACACATTTTGTATTTTTCCAGCTACTTCAGGGAACACCTTTAGGAGTAAATCCGCACTAACTTTCTCGTTATACTCAACCCCAATGCCTACTGCCTTCTCGATACCTTTGCTAATGATATCTTTCTGTTTGCCATTCAACGCCTTGGCGAAATCCTTCAGCCCTTCTCGGACATACTTCATCTGTGCTCCAACATCAAGTGGCATTTTTTCTATAGACATGCTCAAGTCTTCGACTAACCCTTCCAATTCTTTTGCTAATGCCTTTTCTGTGGCTAACTCGGTAGTAAGAAACTTTCGCCTATTTTCAAGTGCCCACCTATAATACGGCCCATTGAAACGCTTCAAATCCTCACGCCAGCTCATTACGTGCTTCTTCTATCGCCTTATTGATCTCCTCTAATTGTGCATTCAGCCCAGCGTTTTCTTCAAGCCGCTGTCGTAATATCCAACTCCTTATTATCCTTTCACGCTCGCCCGGAAGCTCTTCATTGTCTGAAACATAACCTTGCATGGTATCCACATACTCGCTCAACAAATCGACAGCCGCATCCATACTCATGAAGCCACCCATCAATGCAGTATTAATTGCCTGCGTGAGCAAATTAAGTACCCTTGCATATTGCTCTTCATCTCGCTCGATTACTTCATCCCATGCTAACGCTATTGAATAATCCTTGAACCTCTTCCCTGTTACCTGCGAATGCATTGCCAATACCATACGTGCAAATTGCTGCCAACTTTCTGTTACCATCTCACGTTTACGAGCAACACGCCTAATTAACAACGGGTATTGCTCTTTCACGCTCGCATGCGAACTTGGAGTGTGCACACCAAATGCAAACTCGGGCACTTCAGACACGTCTACAATACAGTAAAATAACAACTCTAACAATGACCCCGCATCACCTATCGCTGAACTAACCTCAATAAACGACGCATCCTCTTCATTGGTAAAGATTAAAAGCTCATGACCTGTTAAATCAATTCTCGCTGGTCGACCTTGCTGAATACTTTCCCACGCTTCAGGGAAATTGTTTTTAAGGAAGCCGCTGACATCCTTTAACTGTAACTTCATCCTTGGAGTTGAATGCATCTTTGAACCTTGCAAAGCATGTAACATCACATCGTGGTACGCCTTGAAATATGGCTCTACTGCTTCCAACTCGGAATTGCCGAATAACTGTGTCTCTTCCGCCTCATTCTTAAAATGTATTATCGGTATGAAACCCCATAAATTAGGTTGCTCGCCTACCTTCAAATCTGGTGGTACGTCTCCTTCAGCTTGTGTTACAATACTATCTGCTGTTACGATTTGGGTATAGTTATACTGCCTTCTTCCCTGATCCCACATTACCCTTGCCGAAATCGTATATGCTACTGGCTCATGAGTAATGGGATCCAACTCAATGTCTGCAACTTGCTCTGGTGGTATTATTGTGAAATCCACTGAACCACCAACACGCTCTGGGTAAAGAACACTTCTCTTGTTATTCACATACAAATATAGAAAACAGTCGCCATCTCTCAATGTCAATTGGTGAACTCGCAAGATTCTACTTGTCCAATCCACGAGGTAATCATCTAACACTGCCTGTGCTTCCTCATCCGCACACCTGAAATGCGGTGCACCCATAAACCCAGCTAATGTGTTTATTATCGGCTTTGCAAATCCCGCTCCTAACTTGTAAGCTTCGTTTGTATTGTGATATAATTCACGTGCTAACTGATAATTTACTCGTGAGGTATTTAATGAATATGACGTGTTATAAGCATTGACAACCCATCCATATTGCCCATAATTAGGTTGCCTTAATTTTGATATCTCCCCTACTATCCACTTAAACGGATTTGTCGTAAATCTTCACCCCCCGCAAGACGTCAATCCCTTTAGGATTGCGCTTTTCAATGTGTTCTGTTATGTACATTATAGCATATCGCAACGCATCCATAGAATGGTCGAACTCCTTTACTGGCTGTTCTGATTGTGCACCATTGATAACCTTCCACGAATACACCTCAAACTCATTTAACGTATTCTGCAACCCACGGAATACAAACAACTGCCTTGCCTTCAACTTCTCTGTTACTCTTTGTATACCTGTCAATACAGAATTATCAGCCGCTTGAACTGGTAATCCTAACCGCCTCAAATCCTCCATACCCTCTGGACGTGATGGGTCGCATATGACAGCATCAATCATCTCGCCTTCTGATAAACGCACAATATCTTCCCCTGCCTCTTTGGGCAACTTCTCTCGCTCGTAATATTCTCGGTATACGTAAATGTTATTGTCTCCATCTATCGCCAACCACAGCACAGCAAACGGATTATTATAGCCAAAGTCTACCCCCACAATCCGTGTCCAATTTTTCGGTATATCAAATGGCTCGACAACGTGAATGCTCGGATTGAAATCTTGGTAAACTAATCCCTCGGGTTTCGCAAACTCACCCATATAAAACATCCTGAACATCCAATCGGGTAAGTCCCTTCTGGCTCTCTCGAACTCTTCTCTCGGGTATGCAGGGTTTTCTACACTCGCAAACTGAACCACTCTATATTCGGGTAGCCCCGCTTTCCACTTGTCGTAAAATTCTGTTTTAAGCCACCCATTGTTATACGGTGTAGTTGTTATCAATATCCGCCCTTGGTAAAAGCCTACACGCCTTAATGCTACGTCCCAAGCCTCACGCCTCATCTGTCCCGCTTCATCCAAACATACACCATATACGTGAACTCCTTCCAACGTAAACGGATTATCCGCTGATCCTAAATAAATCTTATTCCCCTGCGGCAAGTAATAACACCTATCAACGTTGCTCAATACTCCACCTGTAACGGCATCAAACAAATCTGTTATTGCGGGAACGATGAACCTTCTTTGCATGGAATACGTTGGACTGACAACCAAATACGCACTATCGAAAATGCCATTTTCCCAGTCCCGCCTCAACTCCTGCAACAGCCACACTGGGATTAATGATGTCTTCCCTCCACCCGTGCCACAAATCATCGCAACGAAACGTTCCTTGGCCTCAAGAACTAACTGCTGACCCCTATGTGGCTTTATCTTTATTCCTTTGTCAGTCTTCTGTATCAGTGTTTTCATATATTATCTCAACTCTTGGGATTATGAGTTCCTGCTTCCCTTCTACGCTCAACTTCCTACCCCATCTGTCAGGGAACTTCCTCTCTAACCTCCAAGCTGCTGCCTGCCACTGCTCTTTTGACGCCTCATAAATAATCATAACGTCTCTCATCTCAGCTTCTGCAAGTGCCTTTTCTACTGCGTCAGAAAATCGCACAAACTGACGTTCATATTTTGGGATTTCGTATGACGGGTCTTTTTCCTTCTTTTCCTTCTCACGTTGCCCACGCTTCAACCAAGCATATAAAGTATCCTTGCTTATCCCAGCATAAGCAGCTGCTGTCTCCATATAATTGCCTAATCTAATCGCTGAAACTATCTTATCTTGGATATCTTTTGTCAGCTTGGTAGAACCCTTTGGTCTTCCCACTTCTTCACCTCCTTTTATATGAACTCCACATGCTTTGGCTCTCGGTACTCTTTCAGTATTATATTATTTGCGGTATGCCTACACGGTATATCGCATTTAGACATGTCTGTTACCCATTTACGTTTGGCTTCCAGCACATCACCCTTAAACAAATTACCGACTACCTCATCGGGTTTGTGACAGCAATACCATACGTTACCGTTCCAATCTACTGTTATCACTGTCCAATCGGCATAACAGCGCTCGCACCTCTCATTTACGTAATACCACTTGTAGTTTATGAGCAACTTCTTATCGTCTATGGCTTCCAACTCTTCCACTATATCGTGCACATCCTCGTAATAGCCGCCCGGCATCTCTATTGGACGAAAAACAATATAGTCCACGTCCAAATCCTTATAAGCGTTCCACAGATGCCGCACATCCTCCACACTCTCAACAATTATCTGCGCACCTAACGTAGTAGTCTTATTCTCTTTACGAAACCGCTTCATATTCTCAATTACGCCGCTCAAGTCATATCCCTGATGTAACGATACTTTTATCCATTTGGCTTTGCAATTTACGTACCGTGTAAAGTTTGTATTAATCCCATAACTAATGCCTTGTTCATCTAACCAACTGAGTATCTCGTCTATCTCGGGATTGAGCAACGGCTCGCCTCCACCTGTCAAATTAAAGCCTCGCACACCTAACCCCCGCAACACTTCTACGGCATCCTTAAAACGCTCAAATGTAAAATATCCTGTCCCATGCTTATACCGACAATACGGGCAATCGTAATTGCAGAAATTAGTAAGCATCATCTCAGCTGTTATCGGCTTCCGCTCCTTAAACCGCTCCTGATAGAACAGCAACTTTGAAGCATCAATGAACATCACTTTCCCCCTTTCTTCCACTTCTCTGACAATATCTGCGGTACGCAATTTTCCCAATATACTTTGTGGTGCACCCTCGCATGTGATGTTGTCATTACTGCTACCTTCACCGCACTGGGCATATACATTACAGCGTAAAATGTCTTTACATACGTACCAACTTTCTTGTACAAATCACTTATGCCACCTTTCATTGACTGCGTACCTGCTGGCTTCACCATTGCAAACGGTATTGTAAGGAATAGATAGCCTCTACTACCTAACCACGTATATGTACACACATCCTCGTTCAACTTACCGACGAACTTAAACCTTCTATCGGTACGCATGAAGTACGTATTCATAGCCTTTCTGCTGAAACCTTGCTTCCACAACCCTGTCTTGGCTCCTGCTATGAAATCCCCTCCCTGCCCCAAGCATACAGCATGCGCTCCTGACACATCAAGGAAGTTCAACATCGCCTCGCACAACTCATCAAAATTGTTCACTTTTGCGGCTTTCAACACGCCGTACCTACTATAACGGTACATTAGCGAATCGTAATCATCGTCAAGCTCCAAGAAATACTTTAACCCTAACTGCTCCGCCAAATCAAAGCACACATTCCTTGCATACACAATTGCACTTTTGAAATCAAAGTTATCGCCGACATCTATCGTCTTGGCTACTTCATCCTTACTGAATACAAGAACTTTGTCCTTGTAAAGCTCCTTGTACCTTTCTAACTGCCTGTCCTCATCATCTACAACAATATACCATCGGCCTGTGTACCCCGCTTCCGCCAACATCTTTAACGTCTTTATATTATCGGCACGTTCATGGCTTAAGATGAATATGGCGAAATCGTCTCTCATTTTTTATACTTCTCGTCTAAAATGGGCACTACGTATTTGTCCCACGCATAGGAGTTTATAAACCGCCGCTTATCCTTGTGGGTTACTAATACCTTTGCAACTCCGGGTGCATTCATCACGTTATAAAATGCAGCTACATAGTAGCTATAATAATCGTAAGCCTCCTTCATCCCGCCTTTAAGTTTACCCATCGCTCGCTGTGATGTCTGCACATCCAATATGGTAAAGAACAAATCCCCTCGCATACCCAGTGTTATGTTAGCTATCGTATCCTCGTATATCCTTCCCCGAAACTGGACTGGCCTATCTACCTTACAGAAAAATGAGTTTACCGCACGACGGATAACATTTTGTTTGAACCTTCCTTTTGCTCCTCCTATAAAATCGCCATCTTGTCCAAATGCAACAATCTTTGCCCCCGACACTTCAAGAAACTTTATCATCGCATCGCACAGCTCATCCAAATTTGTTACATGTGCACCTCGCAGCTTGCCATTTTCAACAAACCTGTAGTGTATCGCCTTTAAGTCATCATCCAACATCGCAAAATACGTTAATCCCAACTCTCTCGCCAAGTCATAGCACTTATTACGGGCAAATAGAACTGTCTTCCTATCTTCATAAAAGTTATCGCACAAATCTATGGTGTCCAGCATCTCTTTCTTGGAAAATATCAACAGCCGCTTGCTCCATAACTCTTTATACAAATCAAGCTGCGGGTCTTCATCATCAACGACAATCCACCATTGCCCAGTGTACCGCCCACGCTGGAGCACCTTCAACGTATTGTCTAAAACTTCTTCTGCACGTGCATGACTCACAATGAAAATACCGAAATCATCCCGCATCTCGTGCCTCTCGCATCAGCTGTTCTATTGTCTTTGTCAGCTCCACATACCCATTAGCTATCGCATTATCGTAATCAATTATGACTAAAGCTGACTTTTCCATGAGTTCCTGCATCTCTTTACTCGCATGAGCATAGTACTCGGCTATCTTGGAATAATTGAATACCAAATGCCTTTGTGCCGCTTTAATTAAGAACTCTTTCTCCTTCTTTGGAAGCTTTGACTTCTCAATCTCCGCTATAAGTTCCTTTGTCTTACTATCATCGCACAACTCTTCAATACTTGGCTGCAACCCTTTCACTTCATAATGCACTGCCTCGCCACGGCTAACGTAATCGGTATTTTTTGCAATCTCGCCGAAAATCTCGTTAATTTCCTTCTCTTCTAACCCTGTGATAGCTAAGTCGATTTGATCCTTTAACTCTTCCACCAATTCTGCAAGTAACTCTTCATCCCAGTCGCTATCTTCTTGCAACCTATTATCTGCAATCATATAAGCATCGGCCTTTGCTCCACTCAACGGTAGAACGATAACGGGCACTTCCTTCAGCCCAGCCTTTTTTGCAGCTTTTAATCTCGCATGTCCTGCCAATACCACTCCGTCCTCAGATACAAGAATAGGATTAGTCCAGCCAAATTCCCTGATGCTTGCAACAAGCTTTTTGATTGCCTTTTCGCTATGCTTTCTCGGATTCTTCGGATGTGGCTTCAACTCATCTATTGCAACCATCTGCACTTGCGGTTGTGTCATTAAAATAACCTCCCCCCCATTATTTGTCTTATTTCGTTCTCACTATACCCCGCACGGTATAGGCGTTCTTCAACTAACAATTTTAATGCTCTGTTCAACTTCGCATTATCATGCACAGCACGATGACATTCCACACATAACATTATACACGTTTCTACGCTTTCATGCGCTTTTCTTCTGCCATAGCCTGAAACCACATGATGCATTTGTAAGTCATTCGTTAATTTACCGCACAACTCACACCTTCCATTTGCACGCTTTCTAACTACTTCGTAAACGTCATTCACCCGCACAAGCTCCACCCACACAACGGACAAGTTACACAACCGCTATCATGTATTACTTTTGTTCCGCACTCTGGACAATAAACATAATCATGTGCCCCTTGTTTTTTCATGATCTCTTCCTTCTTCTTTTCAACAGTAACGCTCTGCATTTTAACTTCATCATTCATACGCAACACCTCCCTAACGTTAAACTCTTAACGCCTTGAGTTATCTCTTTACCGCATACCATGCACCGCGTGCTTACTCCTTCTAGCTCCAGCTCTGGTAACTCCATGCCTGACTTCACAAGTGCACTGTGAATTATTTCCGTGTTCCTCACTTACTCACCTCCTTTCCTTATTAACAGAGTACAATTTTGCATTAGTTTTAACCCTTTCTACATACTCGCTAACAAAATGCTGTTCACTTTTTATAGCCTGTAGCGGATCGTCGCTCAGGTTTTTCAGCCCTTGCACACCCATTAATACGAGCCAATAGCTAAGTCTAGTGCTTCAGTTTCGTTTGTCGTGTGTTGTGCCCAAGCCTGATAGCTGTCCTGAAGATATAAAATCCCAGCACAAACGTTCTCCTGCACGTTAAAAATGTTGCCTTCACTGAAGAGCTCTGGATATTTTTCTACGTATATATTAAACGTCTCTGGTAACAGCTGCATGATACCTTTCGCGCCAGCGTATGAAACGTCGTTAGGGTTGAAATTGCTCTCTGTCTTTATAACGCCGAGGATAACTTCCGGTGGTATAGTTCCGTTTCCGCATTTTGTGTACGCATTCGTTATTTTTAAAGCTATTTTGGGGTCGACACCAGCTTGTTTAAGTAAGTAGTATATAGGTTCGATAGTTACACCTCGGAACGGTTTTGAGTTAACAAGCCTTGTAATGTCGCTAGTATTTTGTTTTGAAGGGATAACCTGCAACGGTGTGCGAGTTATTGAGTTTATGCAGTAATAAGCAACTGGTCGCTCTGCTTGATAATTGATATATGTGCACACACCGATAGGCAACGCAACGAATAGCACCACCACTAAGACAACACGGTTCCACCTTATTTTTATTGTTCGCTGGCCNCCTAAACATGGCGCCTTTGTGGCGCATATGACCCCTTTGTGACCCCTTTGTGACCCCTTTATGACGCCATTGACCCCATTAAACATTTTTTNCGCTCCACAGCCATCCCTTATAAAGCTCAATCCAATCGCTCAAAGTCATCGTAACAAGCCACTCCTTCTTGTTCTTACGCCAAAATACTGCTGGTAGCTCATCTGCTTTAGCATCTTTTATAGCTTGTTCCATCGCATCGTAAACGTTCAATCGCTCAACTCTTTTACACTCAATGTGAATGCCTTCCAGCCCGACAACGTCATCACCACCCAGACCCGAATATTGCTGTCCCCTTCTCGTATTAAAGCCATACTCTTGGAGTTTCTTTGCAAGCTCAAGTTCTCCTCGCTTGCCTTTACGCTTACTATTCATGCCTCAATCTCCAAGCTTGTATGCACCCTTGGGAAACCCTTATACCCAGCGTAAATATCCACCTTTGCACATCCTACGGGCTGTGGCCCATACCCTTTCTGCGCTATAAACGAATCGTCTTCTTGCCAATCACGTTTATAGCCCGGTGTCCGCACATACCAGCCGATGTCTTGGTAAACTCGTCCCTTATTGCTCAATCTATCTCGAACAATCGGTACAACGTACGCTGTGTGTGTATGGCCATTCCACACAATATCTGCATCGGGTTCATAAACTGCTTGTCTGTTTGTAGCTATCACTCCTCGGGTTACTGGAGCATTTGCACCTGCGGCTGAATGTGCATAATACATTTTCAACGATGAATAATGACCCTTAACTGAAAAACGAAACCTGAACCAGCCCTTCCACTTCCCTGTTACCGCACGACTGCCAGCCAAACGTAAATGAAATACCAACCTATCGCACAAATCGGTATTGGAGTTTTTACGGACAGCAAGCTCATGATTGCCTTGCGTTACAGCAATAATGTTTCTCGCATAGGGTTTTAGAAACTCTGCGCTATCTTCCACCACCACGTCAAAATACTTCTCGCATCTATACTCTGGCCTTAGTTCATCTAAATTGCGCCTCGGATCAAATTTACCTTGCATTGCGTCAAACCAGTCGCCACCTATGATAATTGCCGCATCCTCCTCTAATGCTCTGTCAAGGCTACGCTTCAACGCATCCCTATCACACGCCACAGCATCAAAGTGCACATCGGAAAGCAAATATAATGAGCCTTTTATATCCTCATCCGAGGTTAGCTTTAAGTCTATTACAGAACCTTCAGCCCTGATCTCATCAATGTGCCTCAACATCTTCGGCCTCGAAAACGATTTCTGAATCAGCAAATCCGATGAACTTTAATGCCTCTTCTCGGCTACTAAATGGCCCGATAATAACGCTGCCATCTGGCTGCAAATACCTATCAGGAAGCTGAAAACATCCAAAGGCTTTAATGAACCACTGCTCTGTGCCTTCTTCAGTGAAATCGCTTACAAGCACCATGCTGCCGATATAATCGCTGTTCAAAAACACCCCTGAACCCGTATCAACAAACATAAATAACGGCCCCTTTATGTATCTAATGTTAACCTTCTGTCGTACCCGTCCAAGTAAAGTATATCACATGAACCTAGCAACCTGCTGACAATGGCTGGCCCGAAGTTATCTTTGCCAAAATGTTCCTCTATTTCATCCATAGTTAAATTTGTGCTTATCACCATCGGCCGCCTTAAAGTAATGCGCCTATCAATTACGTAGTAGAACCTTTCAGGTGCCCAATCTGAACGGATATTTTCTTTGCCCATGTCATCCCAGAGTAACACATCGCAGTCAATGTACTTCTGCGTAATGTCATACTCAGAACCATCATCGCTGTCATATGCTCTGCGCAACTCTGCAAGAAAGTCCACTGTCCTACCGTACTTGCATGCATACCCTTCCAAACATAGTTTTATTGTCAAGGCATGGAGCATGTACGATTTACCAGTGCCATTGCCAAGTGGGTTTATTTTAGTACGATGGGAGGAGAGGATAAGCCCTCTCCCCCCGATTGGCTCCCATTCTTTCAGTCTTGCTATCACCTCCCTATTGAAATCATCTATTACTGCGTTTTCAAATGAATGTCTCACCTCCTCTCCTTGTAACCCGCTTTCCCGCAATAATCTTTTACCACGGATTACGGCATAACATTCTCGTACATCATACTGCATGCGCTTTAATTCTGGATACCAATCTGGCTCTTCTATTATCCCCTCCCTTCCACACAAATCACATTG